GCCATCTTTAATCCGAATGTGGGCAAATATGACGTGGTTGCCGAGGTTGGCCCAAGCTATGACACCCGCAGACAAGAGGCTTTTGATGCAATGACTAAGTTATTGGCTGCTCAGCCTGCGCTTTCTCAGGTTATTGGCGATCTCTATATGGGATCTGCCGACTTCCCAAATGCAGACAAGCTCCAAGAGCGTATGCGCAACTGGATTCCTCCAAATATCTTGGGTACTGGACCATCCGAGCAAGAGCAACAACTGCAACAACAACTTCAGCAGGCTCAATCCATCATCCAGCAATTGCAAGAGCAACTCCAAGAGAAGCAATCTTATTTGGCACTTGATAAACAACGTCTTGATATGGATGCCCTCAATCACTTGGCTCTGCGATTTGAGAATGAGCGTCAAGACTCTATCCAAGCATTCAAGGCTGAGACCGATCGCGTCAAGGCTTTGCTATCCGAACTCAGCAAGATTGATCTTTCCAAGATCGCTGATAAAACCGTTAGAGAAATCGAAGGGACACCTCAACCTGGCAAGGAGTATGATTTAAGCCACTTTGATCCGTCACAAGTGCTCGCTAACAATCTTTCACAAATAACCTAGGAGTCGTAATGGACAACACAACTGGTGCAACTACACAAGAACTAGACGCACAAAATAACGCAGCGCAACAATTAGAAGGTCAAAATCAAGGCAATGATGGGCAAAACACCCATCCTGCTGAGCCTGATGGCAAGACTGGCGAGAATTCCTACAATGATCTGCCTGAATGGGCAAAACGCAGAATGGGCGAATTAGCTGCTGAAAAGAATGCTGCTCGCGAGCGCCTTGCTGCTTTGGAAGCTGCCCAAGCCCAAGTTCAGCAACAACAAGTCCAACAATCCCAAGCGCCTGCTCAAAATCAAGGCAATGTCGAGGAATTGGCAATGGTTTACGCTCAACAAATCGCTGAGCAACGCGTTCAGCAACAAACCTTCATTAATGCCATGAATGAGATCGAGCAAAAGGCAAAAGCTGAATTTGGTCAAGAATATGACCGTTCGATCTCCAATTTGAACTTGGCCGGTGTCGGTGGAAATGATTTCTTGCAAGCGATCGCGTCCGTTCCCAATCCTGAGGCGGTCATTACTTTCCTTGGCAAGTCTGAGAACGTAGGCGATGCCATCCGTATTGCCAATTTATCTCCATTGCAAATGGGCATCGAATTGACCAAACTATCAAGCAAAGCGGTCAAATCTTTTAGCAAACAAGTGTCGCGCACTCCCCCTCCAATGAGTGAAGTTGGCGGTGGCTCAAGTGGTACTGGTGGAACGGTTGAACCTGATCCATCTGATCATCAAGCCTGGATCGCGTGGCGCAACAAAAATAAACGTAGATAATTGACAATTATTCAAAAAAGCGTTTTAATGCATTTAGGTGTAATCAGACCGTAAACTGATGGATGGCCCGTTAAGTATCGACTCCATAGGGCAGGGGCGAAAAGTGTAGTTTCTTTTTTCTTTTTCTTATGGAGGTCTTAAATGACTAGCAATTCATTATTAACGATCAATCAGATCACCAATGAAGCGGTGCGTCTGTTTACACAAACTAACGCTTTCTTGCGTACAGTTTCCCGTCAATATGACGATCAATTTGCTCGTACAGGCGCTAAGATCGGTTCAACTCTGCGTATCCGTTTACCGAACGATTACACAGTTTCTACTGGCCCAGCTATTACCCCACAAGGTACTAACGAACAAAATACTTCTTTGACCGTTGCTACTCAAGCAAACGTACCAGTTTCTTTTGGTACTGCTGAGAAAACAATGAGCTTGGATGACTTCTCTGAGCGCGTTCTTGCTCCTGCGGTTAACCGTTTGGCTGCTTATGTTGCTGCTGACTTGATGAACGTAGCTGCTCAATCTGCCAACTTGGTAGCAAATTTGAGCGGTTCTACATTGTCAAGCCCACAAGCATCACAATGGCTACAAGCTGGTGCTGCTTTGGATCAGAACTTGTCACCACGTATGGATCGTAAGATCATTCTTGATCCAGTTACACAATCTCGCACAATTAGTTCTTTGGCTGGTTTGTTTAACCCACAAGTTAAGATCGCTGATCAGTATGAAACAGGAATTATCAGCAAAGATACCCTCGGATTTGATTGGATGTACGATCAAACCACTACAGTTCATACTGTTGGTTCTTTCTCTGCTGGTACTGTTAACGGTGCAAGCCAAACTGGTACAACTTTGACTGTGAACGCTATTACTGGCACATTGAATGCTGGTGACATCATCACTATCGCTGGTGTTTATGCAATTAACCGTCTGACTGGCCAATCACAAGGTCAACTCCGTCAGTTCGTTGTTACATCAAACGTAGCGTCTGGCGCAACAAGCATTCCTATCTACCCTGGCATTATTCCTGCTCCTGCAGCGTTTAATACAGTAACTGCTTCTCCTGCAAACTCTGCAGCGATTAGCTTGGTAATGCCTGCTAGCTCACAGTATCGTCAGAACTTGGCCTACTACCCTGAAGCATTTACTTTGGCTACTGCCGACTTGGAAATGCCTACTGCCGGTGTGGTACAAGCTGCTCGCGCTAACTTTGACGGTATCAGCCTCCGTATGATCGAAGCATATGACGTAATGAGCGATAGCTTGATTACTCGTATGGACATCCTCTACGGTTACGCTGCAATCCGTCCTGAATGGTCTTGTGTAGTTGCCGATGTTGTTTAATCGGTTGGGGGTGAGGGGCAACCCTCCCCCTTTTTATGAGTTTAAGGAATATCCCAAATGGGTCACAAACCCTGATGGGATTCCGCAACTAGCTAATGATGCGGAAGAAGAGCAAGCAATATTGAATCAAGCAGTAGAACCAGTCGCAGAGATGCCAAAAGTTAAGAGGGGCAGGCCTAAAAAATGACACAACCATTGCCAACAACACCGTCAGACATTATTAATTTAGCCCTTAAGACTGCAAATGTGATCGGTGTGGGTCAAACCCCGTTGGCACAGGATACGAATGACTGTTTCAATCAGTTAAATATGATGATGGCGCAATGGCAACGCAGGCGCTACATGGTTTACAACCTCGTAACCGTTGGATTGCAAGCGACAGGCGCATTAACCTATTCAGTCGGAACAGGCGGTGATTTCAACATCACAAGACCAGTAAAGCTCGAAAGCGCTTTTTTCCGAATGAACAAAAACACTCCGCTTCCTGTAGATTACCCTTTGGAAGTGTTGAGAGCGCAGGAAGATTACAACCGAATCTCTATTAAGAATTTAAATGCTTTCCCTCAGTATGCCTACTACAACACAGGCTTTCCTTTGGGCGAGCTATATATTTGGCCAGTACCAAATAATCAATATGAGATCTTTATTTCGGTCATGGTGCAATTGGAAGCATTCCAAACCATTAATGATCAGATCGTATTGCCTCCTGAATATTTAGATGCTTTGCATTGGAATCTTGCTAGACGTATTTGCGTCATGTATGGATTGCCAATCACCCCTGAATTGACTGGATATGCTGAAGCCTCAATGCGAGCCATCGAAGAAGTCAACTCTCAGATTCCTTTATTGCATATGCCTGTTGCCTTGCGTGGCAAGTCGGGCGCATACAATATTTATGGTGACTTCTACGTTGGGAGCGCAGGCTAATGACTAAAGCTGCTCTAGTCACAGGCGCATACCAAACCAAGAGCGTCATTGCTGGTGCGCAGCGTTGCATCAATCTTTTTCTTGAAAAGAACCCTGATGCTGCGGTTTTCCCTTTTACGCATTATCCAACTCCAGGCCTTACTACTTTGGCAACTGCTGGGGTCAATGGTTGGCGCGGACTGTTTTTTGCAAGCAATGGCACTCTTTATGGTGTTTGCAATAACACCGTTTATGCAATTAGCTCAAGCTGGGCATTGACTTCATTAGGAACTATTAATTCTGATAATGGCATTGTTTCAATGGTTGACAATGGGGTTTATTTATTTATTGTTGATGGAACAACTGCTTCACAATTTAATCCTGCTGGATGGACTGTAGAACTTTCTAGCAATACTTTAGCGCCTGTTGATAATTCATCTGATGCCACAGGGGATCAAGGTGGTTTTTATGGATCAAATCAAGTCAATTTTGTTGATGGATATTTGGTGTTTAACCGTCCAGGCACTAACCAATGGTATATCTCTCTTGATAATCAAATTCAAATAGATCCTGTTGATTACGCATCAAAAGACGGTTATTCAGACAATTTGGTTGGTATTGGAGTCGCTCGCAGATATATTTATCTTTTTGGTGAAATAACTACGGAGGTTTGGTTTAATGCAGGAAATACTACATTCCCTTTTGAACGCTTACCTGGATCATTTATTCAGTATGGTTGCGCTGCAACAAATTCAATCGCTCAAATGGATGGAGAGCTTTACTGGGTTGCACAATCCCCACAAGGTACGGCCACAATCTGCAAAACAAACAATTTCAATGCTCAACAAATAAGCACATTTGCAATTGATCAGGAGCTTCAAACTTATCCAACCATCTCTGATGCAATTGGATATACCTATCAATTTAATGGCCATTATTTTTATGTTGTGACTTTCCCAACTGCGAATAAAACATGGGTATTTGACCTTTCAAATGCACAATGGAATGAATGGCTTTGGACTGACTCTAATGGACAATTTAACCGTCATCGTGGTAATTGCTTTGCTTTCGCTTACAACACTCTTGTTGTCGGTGATTGGCAAAATGGAAAACTTTATGCCTTAGATCAGAATAATTATTCTGACTTTGGTGGCCCGATCGTTCGGACGCGCGGTTTTTATCATTCCGAAGATGACAATTCAGACCGTATTCGATACAAGTCTTTTATTGCAGAAATGGAATCAGGCAATGGCAACAATAATCAGCCTGTAACCGTATTCCTTGAATGGTCAGATGATCGCGGTAAATCTTTTGGAAATCCTATAGGGCAAACTATGGGTGTAGAAGGTGCTTATTTGACCTCTATTCAATGGATGCGCCTTGGTATGGCTCGAGATAGGGTATTTCAGCTTACTTGGTCTGATCCAGTTAAAACTGCCCTTTCAGGGGCTTTTATTGATGCTGCTCCAAATCATCGATGAGCAATTTATCAACAAATACCCCCTATTTATCCGTACCTTTCCTAGATCAATCGGGACAGATTAGCCAGCCTTGGCTAATGTTTTTGATTCAGCTTTATCAGAGAACTGGTGGAAACAATACCCCTCAATTAAATTTGACTGAGGTACAAGATCAGCAGGCTTATGACAATACGCTGAATTTTGCTACTGACATCACGAATTTGCAAAGACAATTAAGCGAAATGCAGGATTATGTGTTTTCGCAAAATATTAACTTGGCATTGACTAATGGAAGCTCTATTCTATCGGGTAATGGGGCTGGAGGTTTTAGCAACGTCACTATTGGTGCAAATCTGTCATTTATTAATGGCACTTTATCTGCAACGGGTGGCGGTGGCACTTCCCCAGCTAGCTATGCTTTTGCTGCAGCTCATGGATAATTTATGATAAGACTTGACACAATAAATCGATCGCTTCAATTATTTTTAGGGGCTGCCAAGACCACTAATAATCTTCAGATCGTTGTTTCCTATTCAGATCAAACTGCAAGCACCTATTTAGGAGCTACTCAGTTATCTAATTCAAACGGAACGACTCCAGTCACGATTTGTAACGCTCCTGCAGCATCTACAATTCGCGACATTGACATGATCACCGTTTTGAATACGGATACGGTTTATCAAGTTGTTACGATTCAATATTTAGATACTGCAACAACATACAAAATCCTTGATATTCAATTGAATGTCGGTGACAAGCTCACTTGGACGCATGGTAGCGCTTGGCAAGTTGTTGATAATTCAGGAAACGTCAAATATACAGTTTTAACCACAAGCGGTGTCAATAGTTTTAATGGAAGAACGGGCGCGGTCACTTTGACTAGCTCCGATGTTGATACTGCATTAGGGTTTACCCCATCACCTCAAACAAGTGGATCATCTTTGCTTTATGGCAATGGATCGGGCGGTTTTTCCAATGTATCGATTGGCTCGGGTATTTCATTTTCGGGTGGCACATTAAGCGCAACTGGATCAGGCGGTACTGTCACAAGCGTTGGCTTATCGTTGCCTTCAATATTTAGCGTTTCAGGATCTCCAATCACAGGATCAGGAACATTAACTGCAACCCTTAATTCTGAAACTGCAAACACTTTTTTTGCTGCTCCAAATGGTAGCGCAGGAACTCCAACATTTAGAGCGTTAGTGGCTGCTGACGTGCCTACGCTTAATCAAAACACAACTGGAACTGCTGCATCCGTAACTGGCGCGACTCAATCGGCAATTACCTCAATTCCTAACCTTGCAACTGTCGGAACAATCACGACAGGGGTGTGGAATGGCACTCCAGTAGCTAATTCTTACCTTGCTAATAGCTCTATCACCATTAATGGTAATGCGGTCAGCCTAGGCGGTTCTACGACAGTTACTGCTGCAACTCCAAATTCATTAACTTTTGGCACAGGCTTTTCAAGTGGATCATTTAATGGTTCAAGTGCTCAAACGATTAATTTAGCTAATAGCGGAGTAACTGCTGGAACTTATGGATCTGCTTCAGTTATTCCTGTTTTAACAGTCAATGCCCAAGGTCAAATCACTTCGATTAGCACCCAGGCAACTAATGCACCAAGCTATCAAGGCACTTGGAATGCATCTACAAACACTCCAACTTTGACATCAAGTGTTGGAACTCAGGGCTATTACTACATTGTTTCGGTGGCCGGTACAACCAATCTTGATGGCAATGCATTATGGTCTGTCGGTGATTGGGCTATTTTTGGTAATGGTAAATGGGAAAGAATCGCTGGATCAACAAGCGAATCATTTACAAGTTTAACCACAACCAATTTGGCGGTTACTGGTTTAACTGGCTATATGTATGCCAACGGTAGCGGAAACGTAACTGCTTCCACAACCATTCCTACAAGCGCTTTAAGTGGCACAATTAGCAATGCTCAGCTTGCAAATAGCTCAGTAACTATTGGATCAAGTTCTTTATCATTAGGTGGAACATTAAGCACTTTGGCTGGTGTTTCAATTAATGGATCAACCAATACATTGTCAAATATTGGCAATAGCTCATTAACTAATTCGTCTATTACGATTAATGGCAATTTAGTTTCTTTGGGTGGATCTACAACGGTCAGCGCAAGCACGACCAATGGATTAACCATAAACAATAGCGGATCAGGCGCTGCTTCAGGATCTACATTTAATGGTGGATCTGCATTAACCATTTCTTATAACACCGTTGGTGCTTCACCATTGGCAGGATCAACTAGCTTGACCACTTTGGGAACTATTACGACCGGTGTATGGAATGCTTCAACAATTCCCGTTGCTTATGGTGGTACTGGTGTAACTACTGCAACTGGATCAGGTGGTGGAGCTTCGGTTGTTTTAAGTCAGCAACCATCAATTAATTCTCCAGTAATTACTGCTTATTCAACCTCAACAGTACCATTAAAAATATATGGTTTAAGTGGTCAATTTACTGAATTGTTTGATGTTTACACTTATAACGGTGGAACTTTAGCATTTCAAATAAATTCAAGTGGAGCAATTGCAACTGGTACATGGAATGCATCTGTTATTGGCGCTTCTTACGGTGGTACTGGAGTTGCAGGCACTCTTACTGGTGTTTTATATGGAAATGGCACAAGCGCGCATACTGTAGCAACTGCTGCGCAATTAGTTTCAGCAATTGGATCAACTGCAGTCACAAATTCCACAAATACAACAAACGTATTAGGTGGCGCTGCAAATCAAATTCATTATCAAACTGGATCAAATACAACTAGCTTTATTACTGCTCCATCATCTGCTAGCACTTATCTTGGATGGAATGGATCTGCTTTTGTTTGGGGAACTCCTAGCGGAACAGGAACGGTCACTAGCGTTGCCCTTTCATTGCCAAGCATATTCTCAGTTTCAGGAAGCCCTGTAACTTCAAGCGGTACATTAACTGGAACTCTTGCAACTCAATCAGCAAATCTAGTATTTGCTGGCCCATCTAGCGGATCTGCTGCTGCTCCAACTTTTAGGTCATTAGTTGCTGCTGATATTCCAGCGCTTTCTTATGCTCCTACTGCTGGATCTACAAGCATCACAACGCTTGGCACGATTACTACGGGTACTTGGAATGGATCTGTTTTAGGCGCCGCTTATGGCGGTACAGGCGAAGCTGGCACTTTAACTGGCATTTTGTATGGCAATGGTACTTCTGCTCATACTGTGGCCACAAATGCTCAATTATTGAGTTTGCTTGGAACTTTAGGTGTTGCCAACGGAGGCACAGGATTAACAAGTCTTACTGCTGGTTATATTCCTTATGGCAATGGAACAAGTGCATTTAGTTCAAGTTCAAATCTTTATTTTGATGGAAATAACTTATTAATTGGAACAACAAGCTCTGGTGGTGGTAGGCTTAATGTTAAAAGTTCAACTTCATCCACTACTTATGGTCAAGCAATTACTTTTTCAGATGCTACTGCTGCTGGCGGATATGCAAATTTAACATTAGCAACAACTTCTACAAACAATAGACAATTAAGTTTTGGTATTGATGAAACTAATGGGTGGACTTGGCAACAAAACATCCAGCAAGGTGTTGGAGTAACTCCTCATCGTTTTTATTCTTATACAACTTATGCTGGTTCATATAGTGGAGGCGCTTGGTATCAGGGGAACAATTCTACTCTTTGGTCTATTACTTCTGATGCAAGAATTAAAAAAGATATTGTTTCTGTTGCAAATGGTCTTGAAATAATTAATGCTTTAAACCCAGTAAATTATTACAATTTAATAACAGAAAAAAATGAAACTAGCTTTATTGCTCAAGAATATGAGCAAATTCTTCCTGACCATGTAACAGAAGAAAAAGCTACGGAAAAAGAATTAGATTATTGTTTAGATGGAAAAATTAAAAGATTAAATCCTAATTTAATTCCTTACCTTGTAAACGCAATACAAACATTAACTGCCAGACTTGAAGTTTTAGAAGGAAATAAATAATGACTATTTCATACATTCAATTATTTGAGCCAATAGTTTTAACAACTAATGATCAAGTTATTTATACAGTACCAACAAATCCAACTACAAATTTATTAAGAGGTGGAAGAATTAGATTTGCTAATTCAAGCGCATCTGCAGTTCAAGTAACTGCATATGCAGTTCCTTCCTCATCAAGCGCTAGCTCTCCTGGAAATGTGTTTGCTCCAAATATTAGCGTTCCTTCAAATGCTTTTATTGATGTTGACGTGCCATTATTGAGCGCTGGAGACAGTATTCAGGCATTGGCTGGAGCAAATTCAGCAATTACTGTGAGTGCAATTAATGGCGCAATATTTAGCTAATTTTGTGACTTCGGTCATGCGTGATGATCGAGTGTGGAATGCAGTACGAATTGATGGAATATCAAAAGAACAACTTGGATATAGAGAAAACGAGATTTATTTTGCCAATGAGCATGGATTTATTATGTTTAGAGATTTAACACCAACCACTAAAGAAATTCATATTGCCATGCTTAAAGGGGCAAAAAATGTCGATTCTTTTGTCCAAGAATGCCTTGAAAAAATGAGAAAACGAGGCGCAATTAAATTTGTAGGAACTATTGGCGAATGGAACAAACCTGCTTTAAAATTGGCAAAAAGATGCGGTTTTTGCGAAGAAGGCAGGATTTCTAATGCATTTTTGCGTGATGGCCAATATCATGCAATGGTGATGATGGGGAGTAAATAATGAGTTTTGTTACGAATGCAATCGGAGATATTTTAGGCACAAACCAGCAAGCGAGTGCTGCTCAATCGGCAGCAAATACGCAGGCAAATGCTCAACTTCAAGCGCAACAACTTCTTCAGCAAAATCTTGCTCCTTATTCGTCTATTGGTACTGCAGTTTTGCCTCAATTATTAAGTTCTTTGGGTTATAACGGGACTTATGGTGCAAATGGCAATTTAACTGGTATTTCAGGTCAAGGATTTCAATTTAATCCAAGCAATTTGGCTTCTACTCCTGGCTATCAATTTACCCTTCAACAAGGGCTTAAAGGTATAAATAATCAGGCTTCAGCAACTGGTTTAAATCAATCAGGCGCGCAACAAAAAGGCATCGCCAACTACACAACTGGTTTGGCTCAAAATACCTACAATCAGCAATATGCTAATGCTTTAAGCACTTACATGACTAATGCTGGTCAATTGGGAAGTCTGCTTAATCTTGGTCAAAACGCTGCTGCTGGTGTTGGTCAAGGGGCTTATAACTCCACGACTGCTGCTGGAAACGCTATTGCTCAAGGTCAAATTGCTGCTGGTCAATCAGGCACAAATGCTATTCAAGGCGCTTTAGGTCTTGGCCTTGGTGGTGCAGGCATTTATTCATTATTGGCTGGAAGTGGTGGCGCTGCTGCTGCCGGTGGTGCTGCTGCAAGTGCATCTTCATTAATTCCGACTGCATTATCAATTCTTGGGTCTGATTCAAGAATCAAACAAAACATCAAATTTCTTGGTGTTAATGAAAAAGGCATTCGTATCTATGAATACGAATATAAGCCTAAATTCCACAAAAAATGGGGCATTGGCAAATTTATTGGCGCAATGGCTCAAGAAGTTGAAAAAATCATGCCTGAAGCGGTTTTATCCGATTCCGATGGTTATAAATTAATCAATTACGCTTTGTTAGGGTAAGGAATCAATATGCCATTAAATTTACAAACGATTGATCCAAGCATCATTCCTACAAAACAAAATTTGCCTGATTTTGGCGCAATTCCTGCTGGAATTAGTCAAATAATGAACATTCAAAAAAATAAAGTAGGAATCGCTCAAGCTCAGCAACAAATGGCTGCTAATCAAGCAGTTTCACAAGCAATTCAGCAAAATACCGATCAAAACGGGAATGTCAATATTCCGCAAATCATGCAGGCTTTATCGCAAGATCCTAATGCTGCCTACAATCTTCCGCAAATTGGTACACAACTTCAGCAAATGGAAGGCGCAAAATATACGGCTTTAAATGCCAAGATTGACAATGCGCGCAAAGAAAATGACTATTGGAATGCTCGCCTTGGTGGTTTAATGCAAAAAGGAGACAAAGTCACCAAAGATGACATCCTAAACGAGATGGCTCATGCCATGACGCGCGGTGTTTTATCTCCAACGGCTGCTCAGCAAGAAGTTCAAAGCATTCCTGAAGATCCAAAACAATATGGGGCTTATGTCAGGCAACATTATTTGGCCACTCAAGACAATGCTCGTCAAATCGAATTATTGACTCCAAGTCAAGAAATTATTGATCCTTCAACTGGGGCTAAGCGTTTAGTCAGCAAAGCCGAGCTTTTAGGCATCACAGGCGGTCAAAATCCTATTGGTGGTGCAAATGCTCAAGGTGGCTCACAAAACGCGCCTATGGGCGGTCAAAATCAATCCACAGGCGGTTTCCAAACAACTCTTGGCCCTGGACAACAAGCTGCATTGACAACTGGTGGAACAAATCAAGCTAATGCTGCTCAAAATCTGCATGATGTGGCTGCTGATGTGCCTATTCGCATCAATTATCTTGAGCAGGCTCGCGAGAATTTGGCTAATCCTGGTGTCCAAACTGGCCCAGGTACAGATTGGCGCAATCAAATGAAATCATTTATGAATTCGCTTGCTCCTGACGTTGTTGAAAAAGTCGCTGGAAAAGATTTCAAGGGCGAAATCAAGGATTATGACGAGTTCAAGAAAATTATGACCAACTATGCATCTTTGGCTTCCGCAGGCCTTGGAACTGGCACAGATGCTCGTTTGAATGCTGCTTTGACTGGTAATGCTAATCCATCGATCTCCAAATTGGCAAATGAGGATATTCTTACCAAAAACATCGCCATCGAAAAAATGCGTCAAGCTCAAGATTATGCTTGGCAGAATTCAGGCG